GTAGATGTCATTTTAAATTTTTAAAACGCACCCCATACCGGTCAAGGCTGTTTGAAAAAAATTATTTTCTTGCAGTGTTTTTTTAGAATGACATTTCCAGCATAAAGCCTGCAAATTGTTTTTATTATAAAAAATTTCTTCGTTTCCTTTATGCGGAATTATATGATCTGTAATTTCCGATTTTGCTCCGCATAAAACGCAAAACGGATTTTCTTTTAAAAATTCTCTGCTTGTTTTTTTCCATTTGTATGTTTGGTATAAACTATGATAATTTTTTGAAGTCGTTCTTTTTGTGTTTTGAAATAAACCTTTTCTATTTTGCTCTGCTTTTTTCTGGTGAATAGGGCAGTAATAACTTTTCGTTAGTGTGCTACATCCTGGATAATTACATAGTTTTACAATCATTTTTTTTCACTTCCGTTTTGAATTATTTTCTCTACTGTTTGTGCCCAGAGTTCCCACTTTTGAAGTAAAGTTTCGTAATAGATTATAACATCTACATATTCTTCTTCTGTTTTGGGAACATTTAAACTTGTCCGCTCTGGCTGTGGCGGAATGTGTATGTCATTACATGGAACTGTTTTGCAGCTTTGAATTATTATAAGCAATGACATCGCTAATAGATTCTTTACCCTTGTTTTTAAGCTGTTCTTTCCGTTCATTTATTTCTCCTGTTTTTTGAATGTATTCTGTAAAAGCACTGATTTCTGTATTGCGTTTTGTGATTATACTTTCAAGCGTTTTTATTTTTTTATTCTGCGATATAAGGCATTTAACCAAAACAACACATAAAAGGATTAAAATTATTATTACAGCTAAAATAATAAGAATTGATTTAATTTTCATTTTTGTTTTCCTTTTCTTTGATTTTAAGCCTAAGTCTTGAAATCAAAACATTGCTTTTTGTTAATTCCGAATTATCGGTGTAAACATCAATTTTGTTATACTTTGCATTTAAGAACCTTAATTCTTTCCGTGAAACTAAAAATAAATTGTCGATATTAAAGTTTTCTCTGTTTCCGTCAAGAAAAATTACAGCTTCTTTTTTAGGGTTTATCGTGCAGTTGTGAGCTTTTTCATAAATTAAATGAGCCTTATTCTTCCAGTTTTTGTTTCCAGCGCACGGAATGTCATTAACTTTAACATAGGTGTAAATATATCCTTTGCTGCATCTGGTTTTTTTTTCTGCATTAATTGGAAAACATTTTTGCGGTTTATTTCCTTTTTTAAACATTGTTCCAGCACATTTTTTATAAACTTCTTCCGGCATCTTTTTTCCTTTATTGAACGGAATATGCCCCTTTTTAAACTGCCCTTTATTATATCTGGAAAGTTCGCCCGATTCATATTTTTTCTTTATAACTTCAGAAAGATGTTTTTTTACTTCTTCTGGTAATTTTTGTCCTTTACGCATTTTTTTCACACTCCTGGAAAATATTCTTCGACAATTTCGGTGCGGATTTTTTCACAATCGCTACTCTTGCATAAGTCGAAAACACCTAACTTCTTGCAGTCGCTGCACTCAATGTTATCAATGCAAATTTTTTTCAAAATTTCAAAATTCGACTGTTCTTTTAATTTTTCTGCAATAACTGGAATTCCTTTTCTGTAAGTTGAAATTTCATCTTTAGTTATGCAAGTTTTAAGTTCTTCTGAAACTAATTCCAAGAATTCATCATCTGTCATTCTTCCACCTCCACTAAAGGTTCGTGCCATTCTCCGCTTTTTAATCCTTAATAAATAAATTAGTCAGTGCACAAATAATTGCAACAACCATAACTTCTAGGAACAGTGCCATAATTTTAATAAAAAAATTTTTACTATTCATATTTTTAAGGGTTTTATATGTGCACCCCACTACAACAATACCTACAAAATAACCAATAACGAATTTCATAGTTCATCTCCCTTACGTCTGTAATTTAAATTGGAAATATTAACATTATTTTTTCTCCAGTAAAGTTTGCGGGAGTTCACCGATTTTGCAACTCGGATTTTGTTTCATTTTTATTACAGAAAGCTGAACTTTTGCGTTTTCTGTAATTGCAATTGAAAGCTCTGAAATTGCCTGGGCTTTTTTGATTTCTTGAGATGTCGCTTTTTCATCGCAACAGACTTCGTCATCTAAAAGCCGTTCAATCTGTTCAAAAAGTAAGTTGTTTAAATCTGTTAAAGAGTTTTTCATTTTGTTCTCCTGTTTTGAATTGGAAATATCCAAGTTTTTGTTTTTAAGTTGAAAATTTTCAACTCCGATTTCTGTAATTAATTTTTCTGCAATTCCGTCTATTGCGTTCTGCATATAAGGTGGACTTTTTATTTTCTGCCTTAATTCTTCGAGTCGTCTTTCGTCCATGTTACCCAGTTCCCGTTTTGGTCGTAATGTACAATTCCTATGGTTTTACCTTTTAAATCTTCGTAAAGCCCCGGAATATATTCGTCTGCCCTTTCAAGTAAAACTTGGTTACTATGAGTTAAACCGAACTGTTTCAAATATTTTATTAAATCTTTTAAAGCTACTTCGCCACCGTTCTCAATAATATATTTTTTCATTGCTTCAAGAGCTTTATGTGTTTTTTTTGCTATTGCCATTCTGTTAAATCCTCTATATTTTCTGCATTGTCAAGAATTACATCCGTTTCTTCTCTGCTCATTGCATGTTTTACTGAATCATAAGCCTCAGAAACAAAGTTTCGTATTATATAAATTTCGTTTTTGTCGATTAAATACTTTTTATAGCGTCGCATTACATATTCACATGCAATGTCCGCCTTATAATTTAAAGTGTCTACATCAAACCACAACCCCTTTTTTCTTGCTTCTTTTTTCAGAATTCTAAAGCAAAGTTTCGTGAATTCCTGCCAGAGAGAAACAAACGCTTTTTCATCATCGTTGACGATATAGTCGTACTGAAGATTGAAAAGGGCTTCGTTCAGATTTTTCGGATTTTCAATTTTCTTCAAATCTCTCAGTCGTTCTTCTTTTGTTTCAAACTCAAGCCATAAGTTGTAAACCGTTTTAACTCCTTTCACTAGAAATTATTCTCCCAGCTTCGTCGCAGCATTTCGAACACGGACAGAAATCATGTTCAGGGCATTTATAAACGGCTTTGTTGTAATAAAAACGGCTGCAAAATTTATTGCTGACATAACAGTCGTAACAAGATTTTTCGTTTTTTTCATATGCGTGCCCGATGTTGTATTTGATTACTTTGTCACAGTCTTCTTCGCAAATACCTTTAATCGTGTATTCGTCCATGCTACGGCCGTATTTTATTCCGGATTTATAACAAACCGGGCAGAAGTCCATTCCGTAAGAATAAAGAGCACTACACTTATTGCATTTTTTACAGTAGCTGTTATATTTTTTTTCGTTCTGGTAAAGGTGAAAAGCTTTTTCAAGGACTTTTGAAATACATGCAACATCTGGAGCCCCGTACTTTTTAGGATGTGTTTCGCAAAGCGTTTCAAAAAAGACATTGATTTTACCTTCAGAAAAATTTCTTGTCTTTTTCTGAAGGTATTCTGCTGAAGTTTCGTCCATGACATCGCCATAATATCTTGTAATTTTTTCAAGTATTGTCATACGCTTTCCTTGCATTTCTTCTGCCATTCAAAATATTTTTCACCAGTCGGCGAACCGCTGTTTTTCCATTTCGTTTGGTTCATTGTAAAAAACTCAAAATCAAATCGGGAATCGTTTTCAAGCGTTTTTAAAACATTTTGCATACTTGCACCTGTTTTTTCTTCAGCACTTTTTGAAATAAATTTTTCGATGCTGAAAAAGTCGGTTTTATATTCTGCAAAATTTTTTGCAAAATCTTTAATGCTGAATGTCTTTTTCCAGGTATTTTTCAACTTTGCAATTTTTAAATAATTTTTAAACGCTTCAAAAACCTTTTTAATGTCTTCGCCCTGACATTCGTTTAAAATCATTCGGCTTTCTTTCTGGATAAACCCGATAAAACCTGCTGAAACTGCGATTTTCTTTTCCGGCGGAGAATTTTTATTGTGTTCCTGAATTAGTGAAAATGCGTTTTTCTGAAATTCTCCGATGTCTTTTGAAAGTGTTTCGGAAGGTGCGCACTCTTTCGTGTCTGTTTCAAATTCTTTTTCCACTTCTACTTCTATTTCTTTTTCCACTTCTACTTCTACTTCTATTTCTTTTTCTTTTTCGTTTTTACAAAAATTATTTTTGTTTATCAAATTGTTTTGATGTAAAAAAGAATTTGAAGTGTCGGATTCTGTATTATTTACGGGGCTTTTTCCGCTTCGTGCACGGCTTCTTTTTTCTGAAATTTCGATTGATTTGTCGATGTTTGCCTTGATCAGAGTGAAAAACATTTTTTCTTCACGCGTTAAATCTTCCGGGATAATGCCGTCTATTCCGTAAGAATTAAGAATAAACATAAGCCGTCCGTACACGCTTATATCTCCCCCTGCAAAATCTTTTGCAGCTTCGTGATAGTTTTTAAACATCGTGTAATGTCTGTCTATTTCCATCAAACGCCCCTTATGCGTGCGTCCCAGAGTTGAACTGGGAATTCTTTATTAGAGAGAAGTAAAAGAATTTAACCGTTACGCACATGACTGTCTTTCCAGTCTGTCGATCCAAATTGCGTTGTAAAGTTAGCACGGACAGAATAACAAAAGACTATCCGTGCGTGTACTTATTACTATTTTGCAGTCTGTTTGGCTCGTCTGCTCTCCATAAGCAAATCAACGACCTGCTATATCATCAACCGTCAACGACGGCAAAACAATATTAATAAATCGGAGTTGCCCAGCTGTTGTCCTGTTGTGAAGCCTGATTTTGTATGTCTTCCCGGAGAACGAGCTTCACAAGATAACACTTATTAACTGTCTTATCCCGTCCGTTCTGGTCTTTAAATGTTTCATCTCGGTGAGAAAAAATAGCTTCTGCACAATGCCCAATCCACGAATCAAAATTAAAGTTATTAATGCCGAACGCAACGAAATAACGCGACATATTCTGATTGAAGTAGTCGCCCTCGATAATTCTGTCGATGTAATCCGTGCCGTTTGAACCGTCAACTTTTAAGCGTACTTCAATCATTCTTTTGTTTGTGCTTTTAGAATTAACAACTTTTGCCGCCAATATTTTTACAAGGTGATTTCCGTTGTCGCAGTCAAAGGCTTGTGTCGGCGGAATGAATTTAAAATCTTCAATGAACATAAAAAAACTCCTTTTCTTTTACTGATAATATTTTTTAATTTCTGCATCCCAAAGTTTCAGATTGTTTTGATTTTCAAGCCCCGGAAACATTCCTTCGGGTTGCCTTAAAACTTTAAATCTGTATTCCGGATTTTGCCCTTCTGTCTTATATGCAAGAAGCATTACATCAAAATTTCCGTTCATCTGAAATTTTTCTTCCATTGCGTTTCCAAGCGTCTGCATCTTAAGCTCTCCATCTTCGCCGACAACATGGTGCATAAAATAAACTGTCGTATCGTCCGGAAGAATGTTTCTGATTGCTTCAAGGAGATCGAGCCATAATTTAGAAATATCGATGTAGATTTTTCCGTAAGCTTGTTCTTTTTCGCTTGCATGTGCCCAGATATTAGACATTAAGAACTGGCTGTCGTCGATAATATAAGTTTTTACCGACGGATGTTTAAATTCCTCAAAGATTGCAGAATAAAGGCCGCGCGTATCTTTTGTCTGCGTATCTTTCAAAGAAACAATCCTGTAACTTTTGAATCCTTGAAAAGGGAGCGTTCCTTTCAAGGCTGAAAAAACAAGTACCTCAGCCGCGGAAAAACTTTTGATTGAAAAGCTTTTTCCACTCATCGGTTTTCCGACAATGGCAACTGGTATTCCCATTAATCAACCTCCACTGGATTTGAAATTGTTGAAAGAAGTCCGGCTGGTGCATAATCGAAGAAGTACCCTTTAAAAGCGTTCCCGGAATCAATCAACTGTTTTATTCTACTGACTGATAACGAAAAATATTCAGCACATGCCGCTTCACTTCTAAATACTTCCGTCCGCCCAGATAAATTTAAATGGCACGGAGTTATCATTACTTTTTTCATTAAAGCCCTCTAAAAATTTGAATGTTTATAAAAATTGCAGAAAAAATTACAATGCAAAGATAAAAAACTGAAAAACAGCTTTTTTCAGTTATCTTTGAAAATTGCTTTTTTAAACGAAAATAAAAAATTTCAAAAAGATTTGCTTTTTTATATAAGGTTCTGTTTTTAATTTTCTGAATTTTGACCACCATTATAATCCTCAAAAAAAAGGCACAAAAACTGCGATGTTGTTTTTGTGCCAGGGCTGTCATTCGATTGAACGACTGGTAAACATCGCAAGAACCAGTTGTTTAATCCTTACAATGATTACTTTATAACTTATGGTTGATAATGTCAACCGTTTTTTAAAAAGTAACAAAAAAAATCTAAATTTTATTTTTAATGTTCCGATTTCTAAAATGTGAGAACCGACTTACAATTTAAAAAAATAACTTACATTCCTCTTTATGCCCAAAGTATTATATCAAGGGCGGAGTGTGCTAAAAAAATCGGAATTTCTTCTGTATCTGTGTGGAGATTAAAAAATCGTTATTTAAAAGACGGAAAGAAAATCTTTGTTCACGCAAATACCGGGAAGCCTTCGCATAATCCCGAAATTTCGGACCAGGATAAAAAGAGAATAATCGATTTTTATAAAAATTGTTGGAGCGGTGCACCTTATCAAATCTTTCTTGAATTCGTTAAAAAAGAATTAAAAATTGAAATATCGTACACGAGCATTACTAAAATTCTGAATGATGCCGGAATAATATCGCCGAAAGCCCACAAGCCGAAAAAAGAAAAGAAAAAGCACCTGCCACGCAAAGAAAGGGAACGAGAAGGCGAACTCGTTCAGATGGACGGTTCAAAGCACGACTGGTTTATGAACGGAACTAAAACTGTTATTCACGGCGGGATCGATGATGCAACTCATAAACCGACCGCTTTTTATATGTGCGAAAATGAATGTCTTTTGGGTTACAATGAAATTTTAAGAAGCTCACGCAAAAGGTTCGGAGGAGATCCTAAAAGCGCCTACCTTGATAGAAGTGCAATTTTCTGCACAACAAAAAAAGGACGAGATAAAGTCTCCATTCAAGAACAGCTTGCAGGAATAAGCCAAAGCGAAACGCAATTTCAAAAAACATGCAAAGATTTGAAAATAAATTTGATTTATGCCCTTTCTCCAGAAGCGAAAGGAAGAATCGAGCGGTTATGGCAGACTTTGCAAGGGAGGCTTCCGTATATATTCAGATATTATAAAATCAATACAATCGAAAAAGCAAACGAATTTTTAAAAGATTATGCAAATGAACTGTCTGAACTGTTTTCTATTGAGGCTGCGAGCGAAGAAAAAGCATGGCACGCTGAAGAAGTTAACGAAGATTTTATTTTCAGCGTGAAAAGCGAGCATAAAGTCAAGGCAGACGGAACTTTTGTTTATCATGGCGAAAAGTTTAAATGCTCCCTTCCGCATAAAACTGTAATGCTTTGTTTAAACGAACGCTTCGGGCTTAAAATTTATTATAATGAAAAATGGTATCCCGTAGAACTCTGTGAGCCTCTGCAGGATACCATTTTGGATTCAATGCCGAAAGTTGAAAAAGACTTGATAAGAAGGTATTTTCTTTCGGACGGACACGAAAACTTTTACAAAGCCGGATAAAATTAAAGTGACTTTAACTCTTTCCGGAGACTTTCAGCTTTTTCTTCAAGTTCTGAAAGTTTTTGAATGTCTGCGTCCGTCTGGTTTCCGGAAGAAATAGCCCTTACGGAACGCACTGACTGAAAGTCAATTTTCTCCAGTTCCTTTTCGATTTCAAATTTTCTTGAAAGCTTTCGTTCTTCAGTTTTTTCTTCTTCAGTTTTTCCAAAAAAGAATTCGCCGTCTATAATCCGAACCAAACCTTCAGCTTCTTCAAAAACCCTTTCTTCAACCGTTAGATCAGGATTTTCGAAACCGTCAATTTTTGCGCCTTCAAGTGTTCCGTAAAAAACAGCTTCACCGTTTTTGTTCCAGAGATAAATCATTTTCAGCTCCTTGATTTAATTTTTGATTGTATTTATAAATGCCTTTAAGCGAATGCCAGGCATTAAATCCTTTTAAGCCGCCTTTCCAGGAAACAAGATTTTTCCGAATTTCCTTTTTAGAAACGCGGAGATTATGCAGTTTTTTAAGCTTCTGTTTTTCCCTTTTAATTTTTGACTTATGAACTTTCCTGATAATTTTTCCGGACGGAAGAATTTTATAAAGTCCTTTTAAAAACGGAAAATAATCATAAGTCCGATAAATGCGAGTTTTTTTAGAATTTAAAATAATCTTGTCTTCTGCACAAAGCTCTTTCAGTTTTGAAAGTACAAAATTCAATTCTTCTTTTGTTTTTGTTATGATATAACAGTCGTCCATATATCTTCCGTAATATTTGATTTTTAAAACCTCTTTAATATAATGGTCAATTTTGCATAAATAAATAACGGCAAGAACCTGGCTAATCTGAGAGCCGAGCCCTAAAGATTTTTCACCGAAACAGTCTACAAAATAATGAATACATTTTATTGCTTCGGGTTCGAGAAAAAACTTTTCAAGTTTTTCATATAAAACCGGATGGTCAATATTTTCAAAATATTTTGAAAAGTCAACTGCAAGGACATAGCCGGAATTTCCGTTTTTAACATAAAATCGTCTTAAATGTTCTACAAGCCTTTTTCGTGCGAAGTAAACACCTTTTCCTTTTTGGCTTGCAGATGAATCGTAAATTACAGACGGGAAAAGGATCGGGTTCAGAATGTTATCGCAAAATGCCCTCTGGACTACACGCTCTGATATATGAACGCTTTTTATATCTCTCGTTTTCCCGCGTTCGTTTCTTTTAAAACAAACAAAACCTTTTGAAACGCTTTCTCCGTTGCGAAGTTTTTGGATTAATTCAAAAATATTTACAAGAAGCCTTGATTCAAAAAGCTGAACTGAATATTTCCATCCGACATTTAATTTTGTTTTCTTAAAAGCTCTTATAAGAGTTTCCGGATTTAAAAGAGTTTGAAAAGAATTTTCCTGAACTTTTTTGATTTTTGATTCAATTCTCTTTTGTTTTCTGCGTTTATAACGATATTCTTTGCGGTCTTTGCTGTTCATATTTAAAAATAAAAAAAAACGCTGCATGATATTATACGCCTTTGCTGGTATATATGTAATTTTTACCTCCATACCACATAACGGAAAGGACATGAAACTAAAGATAAATTACAACTCTAGCCATGCAAGAAGCGTCCGCCCGTCCGTGTCAGCGTTCCATTTCGTGCTTTTGCACCGGGTCTGCCTTCTCCTTTTACGGAAGTGCACCGAATTTAAATTCGTTTAAAGCACTCCTTAAAATCGGGGAAATGCCGTTAGAATTGGAAGCGTTGTTGTAGTTGGCATTGCCATTGCTGTTGCCGTTGCAGAAGTAAATCGACGACTATAGAAAGCATCCCGTTTTTTTTTAAATTCCTTTTTCTTTTTTAATTATCTGTTTTTCTATTTTAGCTGTCGTTTGTTTCCAGCCACGCATAAGGCTTTGAAGTTTTTGTGTTCTGTCTGCGTAATTTAAAAGCGTTGAAACTTTACGCGGAAAAACACGCCCCATGTATTCATAGTGGGTTAAAAGTGCGTTACAATATCCAATTGCCTGATTCTGCAAATTTCTTCTTACCCGGCACTCTTCAAGCGTTGACGGGTATATTGAATTCGCCATTGTTACTGAATCTGCCATATTTGAAAGAATTTCAAAAGCGTGAGTTTTAATGTGCTTCAAAACTTCTTCCGGATACTTTTCGACTGTTATGATTTCAGTTCCGTCTATTGTTTCAAAACGGTCTTTGTAAAGCCCTTTTTCAAAATTTACAAGAAGCTGCATTGTTACATCGCGGTACAAATCCATAGTCTGCCTATAAAACTCCATTTGAGAAATTGCCCTTTTGTATTTTGGTACGCTCATCTTATACCTCTTTTATTTTATTGCGCCGGCACAAGGCCGTCGCAGTTTAGATTATATGATAAAAAGCGGGGAAATGCCGTTAGAATGGTAAGCGCCGTAGTAGCCGGCACCGCCATTGCTGTCGCCGCCGCAGAAGCAAACCGACGGATCGGTATAATTATAAGCCGGATTCATCTGCCACCACCATTGCCGGACACCGCCATACCTTTTAATCCTTTTAAACGGTGCAACTTTATATAAGCCTAGCTGCATCGGCTGTCCGTTTGCTGTAAAGCCGTATTCATTTTCTGCCCCCGCACGGTATCCGTACGTCATTGTTGTTGACGGAAGGAAAACAGTATGGTTGTACCAGCTCCAGTTTGTTTTTGAATTTTCTATCAAAAGACTTACGGTTTTAAGTGAAAACCCCGCGTCCGTCAGCGCCGTTTTCCAGTATCCGTTTGAGCCGTCAAGATTTTTGCAAAGTTCGGTTGCTTCGTATCCGCCTTCGTTGGTGTTCGTTTCGTTCATCTTTGTCGTAAGCGGGCAGTTTTCAAATCCCATTACAATATGATGACCTGTCATTTCATTATTTCCGTGCCCCAGAAAATAATCAAAGTCATGAATCGAAACACGTAGGTTTTTTGTTGAAGAATTTGAAGTGTACATCGTTCCGTTTATGGTTAAAGACGGAATGTCAAGGTAATCGCCAAGCCTTAGCCCTGCGAAATTTCCTGCATCGGAACGACCCTTTAATTTTGCTACTGCATCAGAAAAATTTGACGCCCCCAAAACATCAATTAAATTTCTTCCGCCGTAAACAAAAGAGCCGTTCGGGTTCATGTATGCCTCAAGTTTTTCAAGTGTTGATTTGTATTTGTCCCCGATAAAAATTTGCGATTCTTTTGAAAGATTCGCATCTGGAAGACTTGATAAAGTTACTATTGCCATTTTATACCTCTAAAATATATAGTCAAAAAGTAAAAACGGCTTAAAAAATCCGCCTTAAAACAGACGGATTTTTAATAAATAATTAAATATCTTTCAGTAAACAAGAAAAAACAGTAAACAAGAAAAAAAATTAATTAATAAAAAAAATATTTTCATCATCATTTAATATTACCTTTAAATAATATTCAGATAATCCGATTCCTGAATAATTATCATCGTTAATATTTGTTGTCGAAATTTCTTCAATATTCCAAAATTTTGAACCTTTTGGAATATTATAAGGCAATTCACCGATTTTGCCAGAATTTAAAAAATTATATCGACTGATTCCTTTGGATATCCGCCGTCGGCAGATATATAATTACTGTAAAAAGAGCCGTTGGGTTGATAACCACAATATGCCACGGTACATATATCCCCTGATGAAGATCTAACAAGGTCTAGCCTCTGGCATGCCTTGCCGTTAATATATCCATTGACAATTAATCCGAATATATTAACTCTATCGGCGCTGTCAGCCAAATTTGAAAAAATTTCCTCCCATGATTGATATCTTCTAACCGGATACGGGCAAGAGTATATGTAAGTAGAAATTCCGAGCTTATCAGGAAAAGTGATTGGGGTGCGTGATACCAATGGTCTTATTCGGCTTACATATAACCTTGTAATTACGGCCTGTCCTGCTCCGTCTAGATCAATGTATAGATTGTATCCTTTTTGTTTTGACTTATCAAAATCCGGAGATCTAATTTCTCCTTCAATATATGCAGACGACGCGACAATCGACGTAGCTTCAACCGATCCTTTAAATTTGCCCTCTGTAAATTCAGCCTTACCGTCGGATGAAATCTGCCAGCCCGATTCTCCTTTTTTGTAATTACTGCTTTTAATCACTCCGCCGTTTTTGAGCATGATATTTTCTGAAAAGAGGTTTTCAATAAAAGCGGCAGATGCAACAAGTCTTTTACAGAAAACCTGATTTGCAACAAGGCGGTTTAATGTAAGATTTGCCATTGAGTTGTTTTTTTCAAGAAGGTCGTTTGCAACTGAAATGATGTCGGAAAATGCTTGTGATGCGTGGGCAGGATTTTTGTCTTCTATCCATGTTTGTCCCGTCCAGATGTACGCGCATGAAGCGAGGAATTTATACTGAACGCCGTTATAAGAAACGCTTCCATCTTCACTTCCGCCCCAGACGAACCAGTCGCCTTTGTAACGCTTACCGGAATATACAAGATAATTGTCGATTGAAGTTTTTACACCCTGATAAATTCCGACCTTTTTAGAGTACGCACAGAATTCAAGCGTGAAGTAAATTGTCTTTCCGTCGTTTCCGCGGTAACCTAAAGATGAATCTAAAAATCCAAGCATTGAAGAATCAAAGCCAAGTGCGTATTCGCTTGAGCTTACATCGAGGGCAATTTTAATTTTAATCGAAGAATAAGGCGGCAAAAGCGTTCCCGGAACAGAATTTACCTTTACAGAATGATACTGAATATATACCTTATAAAAGTCTGGGCTTTTATTTGTTATTGATTCAATCCTGAACGGCATTTCAACGCCATTGTGTACAAGATGAATTATCGCCTCGTTTTCGTCTGAATAGGCTTTTCCGTCCGGGTCGCAGGTAAATATTCCCATCGGATTTTCAATGTATGCAGAATATCCTTCGTCACCTTTTGCTCCTGTATCGCCCTTGTCGCCGTAAACAGCTTTTAATTCAATTACAGAGGTCCTGCGGCTGTCCGTGTATATTGTAACGCTTTTCGACCATAAATATTTATATTCATCATTGAAAACAACTTTTGAAATATCACCTTCCGCGATTTTATCTTCAAGCGGTTTTTCGTTCGTTTTTGTTGAGCCGTAAAATGTTTCGACAATCTGAACACCAGCACCTTCGAGAGCTTTTGCATAACTGAAATAAACTTCGGTTTCAACTTCTTTCTCTGCATCAACTGAAAATCCGATTTCATCTTTCCCGAATCCTAAAGTATTTCCCAGATCGTCAATCTGGAAAGACGCAAAATCTTTAAGCGTCTTAAACTTAACCGGAATTTTTATAACGCCGGAAGAATTTATTTTTTCGCCGGCAACAGATTCAATTATTACGGAACGGTAAGAAGTTGTTATTTTAAGCCCCGGAACTTGTTCTATTGCACCGAATTCAAAAGGCACTTCGTTTCCGTCAACAATAAGATGCACAACCGATTCAACCGTAACACTTTCTTTAGTGATTCCCATTGCGGTTGCTGCAAAAGTGTAAGACGGTTTTTCCATGTAAATTGTCATTCCGTCATGAAGCCGTGCGCTTGCGTCAGCTATCATGCTTGAAATGTCGGAATATGAGAGTGCAGGCATTTCCGTTTTGTCTTCAAATTTTTGCGTAAGATTTGATTGATATTCTGGTATTGAATCAAATTTAAACATATCGGGATTGAAGTCCCTGAGCGTAAGTTCCCAGCCGTTTTCATTCTGTTTTGAGCCGTAAATCATCATTTCATTTGTTATTGTCTTGAAAGAGCCGTTGTCATCAAGATAACCGAAAGAATAGATGTCGCCGGCTTGTGGCGTATATAAAAGTTTTTCTGGGCTTGCAATTTGCAGGTGTTTAGTTCTGTTTGAACCGATTCCTAAAACTTCAAGCTGAATCTTGATGAAGTGTTTCGGGTAAATTGCAGCGTCTTTGTCGGCTGTAGTTTGGATTATTATTCCGATTCTTTTTGTTGGGTCAAATTCGCATAAATCGGAAGTTTCGATTTCTGTTACAAGTCCGTTTGTAATGTAAATTTTTTCAAGAACACCGCTTGAAAGTCCGATTGAAAGCGTTTTCTGCTGGAGCAAAACTCTTGAATAAAGTGGATAAAAATCTCCCTCCGGCCCCACTTGAACGGTAATTTCACGAGGCTGAAGTTTCTGCCGTGCCATTTGCCTGTAAGCAAATTTAAATGCGTGGTTTCCGTCCGTTATGTAGTTTACAGCTGATTCTGTAATTATTTTTTCTTTGCCATAAATTGCCGCTGCTTCGATTTTGCCGTCTTCGTCAACGTATGTCGTTGCCGTTTCCCATACTGTACGGTCAACGAAAGTTATTTTCTCTGCGTAAGGTTTTTTCTCGAAAGATTTTAAAACCGATGTCTTGATTATCGATTGTTCATTTAAAAGTGCAACGCAGAAATTTCCGGCATCTTCGCAAGCGAATGTCCATTTATTTTCTGAATTTAAATACATCGTTGCGTTGCATTCGCATAGTATGTTTGAAATAAGGTCGAATTTCTTTATATCTGCGGTTATGATTCCGTCACTGTAAAATTTATTTTTGTAACAATATTCATAAAGAGCGCCCAAAGAATCAAGGTCGATTTCTTCATCTTTATAAGATGAGTGCCGGTGAATGTCTGTTGTCATTATTTCCAGGATCCACGCCGCTGGGTTCCTTGTCGGTGCTTTGTAAGTTGTCCATGAAGAACCTGTCCAGATTCTTGCACTTCCGTAAACCATGCAGTTTATTTCATTGAGTGTGTCTTTTGTTGAATCGTTTGCCGGAATTCTCAAGCCGATTCTTGTAATTCTATCTCGCCACGGCATTATCACCGGCACGGCTTTTACAATGTTTGTTGGAGTTGATCTAAAAACATCGTACTGATGACAGTTTATATAGCCGAGATAACAAGTTTCCTGGCTGTTGGATTCTTCTTCCGGTGTTTCACGAACGAGTTTTACACGGATGTCTTTTTTATAGCATTCCGAAGCTGAAAAAATATAACTGAATTCAAAACGCACGGTCTGATCAGAGTTGACCTCTCCGGTACTTATTGTTCCGACTTTGTGCCATTCTTCTTTTTCCGCTTCTGAATTGCTCCAATAAACTGAAATTTCAACTTTTTTAGCTCGCCACCCGTCTCGATATTTTCTCAAGCCGTTGAAGAAAACGCATACATCAAAAGCGCAGGTATTGCTTTCAAGGTTTTTGATGATTCCGTTTTTCCATTCCGTGTCGTCGCTGAATGAGTGTGGAATTTTGTCGCTGTAAGATGTTGAAGTGATTTTTTCATCAAGCCCCGGAATTGTAAGTTCCCCTTTATCTTTAATTTGAACCGTGTTTCCGCTTGCACAGTATCTTCCTGAATGAAACAAGTAGCCGTAATCGGTTTTTGACATATAATAAATTTTTTCTTCCGAGCCGTCGTATTCTTTTTTAGAATAAACCGTATTGTGGTTGACGATTCTTTGGTTTCCGATTGAAAGGTTGTTGATGAAACAGTTATTATAGCCGACTGCAAGAATACAGTTCCAGTATTGGTCTTTTCCGTTTGCTCCGCCGATTGTGTAAAATCCGTTTGTAAGCGTATACGGGGCAATACGCATTGAACCCATGATGAACGGAATATTTTTTCCGATTGCGTTTTGATTTTTTGCACCTTTTAAAAATGGCAGTGTTTTTGCCTGTTGGGAAAGTTCGCGAGACTCCCTTTCGGCTTTTTCCATCTCTTTTTTTGCGTTGTTTGCTTCAACTGCACCGACAATTCCGACTACGAGCCCAGCAATTGCACAAGCGGCCGCAACTGATGCGACTATAATTGCACCGACAGCTCCCGGAGCTTCGCGGATAAAAATAATTTCTCCGTCTTTTGCTTCGTAATCTTTTGAAACTGTTTTTCCTCCGTTTAAGTAAATACAATGATTAGCGTTAATTTCCGGGCAAAAGTCTTTTAATATTTCTTCAAGTTTTCCGTTTGCTTTTACTGTTTTTGTGTTGTTTAAGCCTTTATAAATGTTAATTGTCGCCATTTTCAACCTCATAGATATTAGTCAAAGTCATGTAATGTCTGGCAGTTTCTATGTTTGAAATCCGTACGCCCTGATTTTCAGTTGCATGAAGAAAAAGTTTTTCGTTCAGCGCGATTGCAACATGAAGGCGGTTTGTTCCTTTTTCATAGAATTCAAGAATTGCATTTTCTTTAATTTTGTCCGTCTTTTTTACATTCAGTTTGGGAAGGTATTTGACTACTTTTTCACGGTCAAATTTTTCAAGTACGACATCGTTTAAATGTATTCCCTGACGCTTTAAAACTTCTATGCAGAGCCCGTAACAGTCGAGCCCTTTTTCTGTATCCCGTCCGAACTCAACGAACGGCACGCCGATTAAATCTGCAAAATATACCATTTACGCGTTCCCCTGATTTATTTCTGTGTCGAATTTATAAGGCGGAAAAGTCATTTCCATTCTGTCGTCGCTTTCAAGTTCAAAATTTACTTCGCCGTTGTCTGAAATTGTCGCCGAGCCGTAAAAATGCGAATACTGACGGATTTTTTCAATAATTCCGTTTTCCGCGATAAGCCCCGTAACATCGAGCCTGTAGTTTTCGTCTGCATTTTCAATAAACGGAATCAAATTATTTTCGTTTGCTGAAATCTGAAGCGATGCACCTTTGCCCACTGAATCGGGCGGTGTGTATTTAAATGACGATGCTTTATAAACTTCATCGTTAAATGTAATGTCCGTGTTGTTGTTGCAAAGAAGAATGTCCTTAAGTCCGGGGCAACTGAATTTCAGTAAAATTGGAAGGGAGAAAAATCCACCGTTTAAGAATTTTTTAAAAAGTTCCGGATTGTTAAAATTACTCATTTTAATCCTCTGTTTTAATAAATTTCTTCGATTTCAAGGCTTGCGGTCCTGTAAAGAAGTCCTTGGCTGAAAGACGGAATCGATTTAAATCTGTAAATTCCGTTCCCAATTTTAGGACACATAAAAGTCCCTGAAAGTCCGCCTAAAACTTCAGAATACCAGCGCTGAAAAGAATCGTATTCGCCGCTTTTCACATTAAGGGAAAGGTTCATTTTATATTCTTTTATGAACCGTGTATTCTTGTTGTGAACACTTTTCCGCCCTGATTCGTATTCAATCGTAATCGAATTATCTTGAAACGCATCGGAAACATTAAAAAAATCAGTATTTACTACTACCGGCCAGTCAACTAATGTCATAAATATCTAACTCCTTTTGTGTTGTTTTGTGCGGTCTGCATGCTGTTTGTGTAGATTCCGTCCTGGAAAGATTTGTTAACAATTTTATCAACTGTAATTTTAATTTCCCTTTGATTTGTTTCTGTTGAAACTTGAACATCTCCGGCGTCATTATTGATGATGCTTATAGGCATATTAATTTTAGGACCGCCGTTGTAATTTCCGTTTGCCATTTCCATAAATGTTCTTTGTTCTGCTGAATTCAAAACAGCCTCTCCAGCGTTGCCCATGAACGGAATTTTATCTCCGCTTGTTGACGAACCTGTAAGAAAACCGCCAGTTGAAAAAGACGGCGGAGAGGGTTTGTTTGCTGCAATAGTTGCAACCTGCAGTGCTCCAAGCGCTCCTGCTGTTACTGAATTTATTATGTTTATCGGAGGTGCTCCAGATGCAAGGGCGTTTACCACAGCTTGTGCCGCTTTTGCCGTTGCCATTGCAAGGTCTACAGTCCATTGTGCCATTTTTATTCTGTATTCTTTTCGTGCAGCTTCTTTGTCGAGTTCTTCTTTCTTTTTGATATATTCCTCATAAGAAAGTTCGCCGTTTGTATATGATTCTTCGAGTGCACTTTGTTCCTCTTCAACTTCCTGTTCATTGTTTTTAAGTGCAAGGTCAAAAGCCTGGTTCATAACTCCGCCGATGTCCGACACGATTTGAGAAACTCCGTCTGCTACCTGCTGCATTTTGAAAAGAAGATTTTCCGTTTCTATCTGGTCGATTTGGCTGTTGATTTCGGTAATTGCTTCTTTTATTTTGTTCATTGAATCACTGCCGGAAAGTCCGAGTTCTTCAAATTTACTTTTAGCTTCTTCAAGTTTTAAAAGGTCTTCATTAAGAATTTCAAGTTGTGACTTTGATTGTTCTTTATGGTATTTGTTTACTATTTCTTTGTATTGCTCATAACCTCCGGTTAATCCTTCAAGTTTTCTCCATTCTTCTTCAAGATTCTGAAGCTTTGCTTTTGCAGCGCTGTTGTTTTGAGTAACTGCCGATGAGTCTTCAGTAATTAAAGAGATGTATGACTGCTCTTTTGCACTGATTATGTCAAGTTGTTCTGCGATTGTGTCGCGCGTGCCCGTTTTTTCTTCTTCAAGGTCGTATTTCGCTTTTATCGTTTCGAGCTGTTTTTCGAGTGCCTGGCGGTTTTTTGTGATGATGTCTATTGCTTTTTGATCCTGTTCAGAAACAGTTTTTGCCGCTTCCGCTTCTTTTGACAATGCAGAATTGTATTCTTTTGTTTTTTTTGTGATTTTGTTTTTAAGTTCTTCAAGGCGTGCTTTTTGTTCAAGAAGTGCACTTTCTGCTCCTGTTGATGTTGAATTGAATCCTGTATTAGAAATAAATTCGCCTGATAAAAGCGTTTGTAATTCAATTTGTTTTAATTCAAGATTTGGTTTTACTTCATTAACATAATTCTCATATTTTTCAATTTCATTTTTCAAAGATTTAAGTTCTTCATCCAGTGGAGCTCTTTCTTTTTTGTATTGCTCGTTTTCTTTCTTTGTATGATAAAAAACATTATAATCTCCGTATTTTTCTTGAAGTTCTTCTTCGAGTTTAGCTTTCTTTTCGTAATATGGCGTAATATAATCTTTCCATTCTGCAAGGTCATCTTTATAACTTTGAATTTCTTTTTCAAGGGCTTCTTTTTGTTTTTGGGCACGGCTGTTTGCGTTTTTAGCGATTGCAGAATCCTGTTCTTTTTCTTTTAATTCTGAAAGTTTATCTTCGTTGTCTTTTATTTTTGCTGAAAGTGTTTTATATTCATCGTCTAGTGCATCGAGTTCTGTTTTTAATTTTTCGGACTGTTTTATGTCGCTTGTTTCGCCTGTGTTTGCAATTCCTACAATTTTGTTGAATCCTGAAACGATATTATTAATTCCTTCGATTGCCCAAGTAAAGAATTTTTGTACCGGTGTAAAAAGAAAAGTAAAGCCCGCCCCGATTGCTTCTTTCAAGTCGCCCCATGCGTTTTTCATCTGATCAGCGGCTCCTGTTGAAGATGCGACTTCTTCTGCCATACCTTTGTATTGTTTTGCAACGAGCTTTACAGCTTCGCCGTTTTTAAGCTGTTCCTGCGTGAGGTTTTTAACTTGCGGAATTGTTTCTCCAAGTTGCCCTATAGTTCCGCCATAAGTTGCGTTTAAATTTCTTACGGCACTGTCAAGGCTCATTGCTCCGCTTGCAGAAACATCTAGAGCTGCTGACATTATCTGCTGAATTTCGTTTTGTGTTCTTCCCGCGGCGGCAAGTTGTGACATCATCGGCAAAAGAACTTCATCACCTGTTGTACTTATTTTCTGTAATCCTGAAGCGTATTCTTTTAAGCTCTGCACACTCTGCTTGTTTAAAAACGGATTGTTTTTTGCGGCGGCTTCGAGCTGTTTTTCTGCTTTTACTTGTGCAAGGTTTGTCTGTGAAAGTTCATTCATTGCGGAAACAGCTTTTTTAACTGCACCTGCAGTAGCTGTGAATGCGATTGAAACTGCTGAAATTGATTTACTTAAAGATGTGACCGGACTTTTCTGAACTGCCTTTGCAAAAGAATTTAATCCGGATTCTACTTTTTTAATTCCGGTTTCTGCATTTTTTGAATTTGCATTTATTTTAATATTTACATTTTTTGCCATAAATAGAAAATTCCTTTAAATATATAGTCAAAATGCTATAATTCTCATAAAGGCAAGAAAAATAATTTTCACGGAGGAAAAATGCTTTTACTTATTTTTCTGACTGTATTTTTGATTTACTGTTACAAACACCAGCCAAAAGAAAATGAAAACGACTACGAAGATGATGATTTTATTTTTTAAATCTTAGTAGATTAATCTATTAAGGTTTATTTTTTTTATTTTTGATTTAAAAGTGCATCGAACCTTTCTATCTCGAGTTTTTCTTCCTGGGAAAGCTCTGGTTCGATGTGCCAGATTTCGTATTGTTCACGCATTTCTTTTCTGTATTGCGGGCTGTCGTTTTGGCTTGGTTTGTATGAACGGATTTTCATAACTTGATTTAATTTTGTTTCCTGCAAGCCCGATAAAAGTGCCTGGAATTTATACCAGTGCAAGTGCAGATTTTCGTCGAAAAGGTCGATTTTGTATTCTTTGTAAAAAGCTGAATAAATTAATTCTGCATCAAGTTCATAATCAAGTAAAATTTCATCGGAAACGGCTCTAGGATTGCGTGGGAGAGGTTTTTCCGGGTAAGTGAATGATTTTAATTGATTGAACCCTAAAAGCCGATTCCTAGGTGTTCTTGACGCGTACATGAAGTCATATTCTTTTAGGTCGGAAACTTTGTTTTTTAGTTTCTGAAGAAAGAGAATAAAATATTGAAAATCTGTATTGATTTTATAGCATACCCCCGAAACTTCGATAAAATCCGGGAGTATTTTTTTTGTGAATGTCATGCGCTATGCTTCCGGCATGTCTCCGGCTGTAAATACCGGCTGTCCGTCTGTGATTTCCACATAACCTTTGACTGGCGTTCCGTTTTCGTAGATTGTTGCTGAAATCTGACTTGAAGAGGTGTTGAATTCGTCAATCGCAACGACACATTCAGTTTTGTCTGCATAGTAGTATGTCTTTCCTTCGGTATTTGTTACGCTGTCAAAAAGATACACCAGCAAGAAGTTTGTCTGTGCGTCTGCTCCGGTTGCACGCTTCTTGTAAAGCGAATAAAGGAGTTCAAAATCTTCTTCGCCTTTATAAGTCGTAACTGAAAGCCCTTCAGACGGCTTGTAGCCTGTGATTTCCGTTGACGCCTGTTCATCCGAGATGTAATTGCGTTCTTCAGTTGTCGGGTTCATGCTTCTTGTGAAGTCAACAGCTTTTTTAATCTGCACCCATGTCGGAGTTGATTCCGGGGTTTTGTCGAGGAAAGGTCTGACAAGGTGCTTTTTAATGAGTTCTTTTGCCATGCTTTTTTCTCCTATTTTATTGTTCTTTAATAATAGTCAATTCCATTTCTACGGCGACCGCCTGCTTTTCCGTTATTCCACAATCGGGATAAATTCTTGAAATTCCGGGTTTTGCATTTTCGCATGTTCCTGAAATTGAATGATTTTTATAAACCGATTCTTTGATTGCATCTGCATAGCGGCATATTTTTTTCATCAGCCGGTCGTAAGTGTCGCCCCGTAAAAGAACGCATATTGTAACGGAATATTCAAAAACTTGTCCGTCATCTGAGATGTAGTCTTTTGATTCTTCCACGGTTTCCGGATAAATTGCACAAAGAAGCGGTGCGGTATTTTTTACTGGATCAATTACACCGAATTTTATGCTTTTTTCTTCAAACTTTGGAAGCGTGATTTCTTCGTCTTCGTAATCTTCCAAAGCCGGATTTACTGTTTCAAGAATGAATGATTTTAAGTTTTCAAAAACTGTTTCCATTTTTTTTAACTCCAGAATTTATCTAATTCTTTGTTTGCCATTTTTTCAACTTCCGGCATGTAAGAAGAACTTGATGCAAAGTTTTCTCCTTCCTGAACGAAAAAACGGGGGGTTCGGCTTGTTCCCTTAAGTCCATAGTTCAATGTGTAAACTTTCGGAAAAATGTGAGGACCGAGTTTTGGATTCGGCGTGATATTTACTGCAGAATCATCTTTTCTTATTTTATAAGTGTACGCTTTTAGAAGTTCGCCTGTTCGTTTTTGTGTTGTGCTCCTGATTGCAGATTTTACGGCTTTCAGTGTTTCGCGAGCTACAATTTGGAGTATTTTCTTTTGAATCGAAGAAAGGCTTTTTCGCGTTCCCATTAAAGCATTCTGAGCTTCTTCGATGTCGGCTTTTATTACAATCATTTTTTTACATTTCCGTGTTTTTTCTGAATGCTGAAAGCGGTTTTAAATAAGGCGTATAATCGACGACATTTAAGAATGAACGGCTTGTTCCGAATTCTCCGGAAACTGAAACGCCGATATTTGAACCGTCTTCAAGCTGTAATAAAGTTGCAATTCTCAAAGCGACATTTTGAAACATTGAAATAGCGGCTTCGTCGTAATCGCAGTTAGAAAGGATTTCTTCACAATTAAAACCTACATAATCGTTGATTATCTGCTGGGCGGCTCCTATGTGGATTTTTATGATTGCTTGAGAAGAGACATTTTGTTCCTGGGTAATATGGTTGTATGCTTCAAGGAGTTCGGGGCTTATGAGCATTTTTCAGCATCTCCGTTTGAAATTAAATCTTTTGCAAAAGTTTCTGAAAGCTCATAAACTTTGCCGGAATAAAAGTTTCCGTTTTTTCCGATGTAGGTGTTTTTGATTTTTACTTTCAGTTTTTTATCTGCCTGAGTTTTTTCAGTTTTTTCTTTTTTAGTCTGTTCTGCCATTTTTTCAATTCCTTTTGATTTTAAAAAGAACTTCCCCGAAAAAAAACGAGAAAGCCCTTTTTATGTTTTTTACGCTACTGCGATAGAGTAGATGTCTTTGTCGGAAACTTGTTTTCCAGAGAAGAACGCTGTTGCCTGATAGTAAGTATTTGTGTCTCCTACGACTTTAATCGGTTCAATTGTGATTTCAGAAGCGATTCCGATTGCATAGCGGTTTAATGGAGCTGCTACACAGAGGACGCTGCCGGAACTTATGGCTTTTGGAGCCTGTGCATCGAGGCGGATTTTAACCCCTTCGATTGATTTGTCGCGGATCAGTCCTTCTTTGTAGAGTTTTACATCTTCGCCTTCTGTTGAATCGGAAAGAATTCCCTGGTAAACAGACGGATTCATTACGATTTCATAAGCTGTGTCTTTTCCCTGAATGTCAAGGGCAAGTTTTGCAAGGTCGGAAATTTTGATTTTTGTCTGACTTTCTGCAAGTGTTGTAATTCCGGCTGTATTTACCTTTGCACTGGTGAAAAGCCCTTTCATGAGCTTTCCAGTTCCTTCGCCCTGTAAAACTCCTTTGTGCATTACATTTCTGAATGCTTTTGCAAAAATTTCAGGAAGTTCAGATTCGATGTTTACGCTTCCCATTGTAAGCATTTCGGCTGTAACCGGAAGAACTACTGCGTATGCTTTCGGCTGGATTTCTGTTACTGCAACGCCTGCTTGGGCGTCTTTTGTAACATTTGTTGTGCCTTCTTCGTATGAATCTGGGTCTGCAACCGGCGTTAAAACCGGAATGTTTGTTGAGGCATCTTTTCCGTAGTAGTAAGAAACTGCGTTTAAAATGTCGTCCGTTTCTGCAACTTCCTTGAAGAGTGTTTTTACCTGGTTGATACTGCCGACACTTCCGATTGTAATCGAACGGCGTTCAGCTGCTGCTTTAATCCACTCAGATGTCCGCATCGAAATATTTTCGTTTCCAGATGTGTTTACCTGATTTGTTTTTGCACGCTTTTCGGCAAGTTCTTTCTCAAGTTCGGCTTTACGTTTTGAAAGTTCATCTTTCTGTTTACGAACTTCTTCAAGGTTTACTGCTTTTGAAGTGTCTTTGACAGCTTCAATGAGTGAGCGCAAGGAAATTTCAACGTCGTTGAGTTCCTGCATGATTTCTTCTTCTGTTCTCATGGCTTTTCTCCATTTTTATTTATTTTATTTTTTTTTATAAGCTGAATGAAATTTCGAGGGCTAACCGCTCTCTATCTACTTCCGGGGCTGTGTCGTTTTTCGTGTTTTTTTTAAAAGTTTCTCCCGCTTCAATTCTTTTTTGAATTTTTTCTGCAAGATTACGAGCTGAAATCTCTGTAAAGTTATTTGCCGGAATTGAAACAGCTGAAACATCATAAAGATGCTTGATTCTTTTAATTACATTGACGAATTCTTTTTTTCCGTCTTTGATGTTTATCCGCTCTTCCATGTCTGCTTCTGCGATTATGAAAGAAAAAGACATTTTGTTAATGTAACCACCGTCAATATCATCGTAAAGTTTTCTTCCCTCTTCAGTTCCGCTTAAATCTGCAATAACCTTTAAACCTTTTTGATCGGTTTCGATTTTAAGTGTATTGTTTGTGCTGCGTGCAAATACGCGCCCTTCGTGGTTGTACTGAAAAATCACATCGTCCATCTGGCAGCCGTTGAAGGCGTCTTGATCGATTCTTTCAAGAATTCTGTAGTCGCTAAAATCTGTTATTTCGTATTCCTGATTGAATGTTGCCGCGTAACCTTCGACAATATAAGATTTTTCAGTTTTTCCTTCTTGTTTTCTGCACGATATATTAAAACTTCTGAATTCTTTCTGCATTTTTTTCTCCTCTGATATATATAGTCAAAACTGTTTTTTACTGCTTATCATCTCCGCCTTGAAAATGCTGTGCATTTTCGTCCGTCGGATTTGCTTTTGCAATTTCGTTTTTCTGTTTTGCCATGTATGCTTTTACTGTTTCATCGTTAAGGGGCATGAAGTTCACTGGCATAAAGTGGGTATCCCCGGCTTCGATTGGTGCAAGGTTTTCTTTGTGTCGGGCTTCGTTTGGAGATAAAAGCCCGCTTTGAATTTGTTTGATGTATGCGTCGATTCTCTGCTGGAGGTTTACTTTCATGATTCCGTTAAAGTCGAATTCAAAGTAGCATGAATCTTCTAAAAGCGAATTAATTACTTCCTGAAATTGTAAGGCAAGGGGACGGATTGCAAATTCATTGAAAAGCGTAAAGACATTTTCAAGGTTTGTTGTTTCTGAAACATTCAAAAGTCCTTCCGGCACTCCAAAAACTTTAGAAATTTCGTGTTCCTGAAATTTTCTGTTTTCTGAAAGTTCGCTTGCCCGGTTGTCTGTCATTGATCCAAGTTCGGAGTATTCAAAGCCTTTTTTCTTTAAAATCGGTTTTCCGGCATTTTGTGCCCCGGAATATGAGCGGGCAAAATTCTCTCTTATTCTTAAAGCCTGTTCTTCCGTGATGTTCGGATAGGCTCCCTCTACATCGATTACAAGGCGTCTCCCGATTCCGCCGTTTGAAAAGCTCGCCTGTGTGAATTTTTCAAGATCGCTTGCAGTCTTGAAAACTGAAGAAACGGCACTGAAAATTGACTGTCCGCCCCGTAATGTCGAATAACTGAATCTTGACGGAATGTAAATTATTTCTTTTTGCGTGAACACTTCACCATTATAGTAGTATTCTTTTTCGTTTGTTATGCCGTTTCTTCTAACCTGAACTTGTGCAGAATTCAAGCGGAAGAGAGAAACTACACGACCTTTTGAAAAAATCTTTCTCCAGAATGTACCACCGTTAAAATAATCGACTGCCGATTGATAGAAAAAATTGAAATGTCCGTCTTCTAAGTTTGGAACTCTCAAAACTTGCAAAAGTTTATGGTCTTTCATTTTTTCGTGTGTTTTTGAATCGTAGACGGCATAATTTAAAGATGCAAATTCAGAAGCGATTTTGTCTATGCAGGCAAAAGCGGTGCTGTCGTTTTCCATGATTGAAGAATACGATGATGAAGAAGTAAAATCTCGTATTGTTTGCGGCTGGATTTTTGCGTCCGGATTTTTATTTCGCTTGAATAAATCTAAAAATTTCACTCTTTTCTGTCTCCTTTAAATCCTTTGATTTTGTCGAGGATAAGATTTAAATACACCGGTGAAAAACATCCGGCGATTGCAAATCCTGAAAAAATTATGTCTTCCACGACTGCATCAGAACAGATGAATTTCTTTGCACTCCATACTGCAACCCATAACGCCGCGATAACCTGGGCGATTAGGCTTGTAATTTTTGCTTTTCCGCTTTTTTTCGGCTCTTTTAATTCTTTTGTTTCTTCTATTTCCATTTTTTTTAGTCCTTAATCATTTTTAAAATCCGTGCTTCTGTCGGTTTTCCTTTTGTAACGCAAAGGCTGTTCAAAAGCGAATTAAAAACGATTCTTCCGTTTTCAACGACTACCCAGTGCCCTTTTCCGTTGTAGGAATATTTTACTGGCGTAGGTTCGTCGATGTCGTCGATTGTTGTAATGTTCTGTTTTATAACTTTGAATTTTCGCCCCGAAAGGTATTCAAGATATTTTGGAGCGTCTTTTACAAAACAATCTGAACTTAAAAATCCCCTGTCCATTGCCCTTGATACAAGTTCTATCATCGAAAGGTTTTCTTCGATTCCGAGGCAATATGCGTAAGAAAATGCAAGGCATCCGTTTTCTGCTATTTGGGCAATGTTTTTTGCAATGTTTTTTGCAACTGTCTGCGGGTATTCCATTTCTAATCTCCTCTTTTGAATTTTATTAAAATATATGAAATTGCTGCCATTACTATTGTTTTGAATGTATAGTCAAGGACGAACTGCCATTTTTCCGCTTTTTGCTTTTGCGGGGCATTTTCAAGAATTCTCAAGCGTTCTTCAAGTTCGTTTATCCTATTTTTGTTTTCAACAACTTTTTCAGAAATTTCCTTAATATCCCGCGCCTGAAGCTTGTTTTCAAGAACCACATTTTTTAATTCTGTAAGACTGTTCTCAATATTGGTGAGGCGATAGTCGATTGTCTGAAAGTTGTTTCCTTCGTTCATTGTTTTTTTTCTCCATAAGTAATAGTCGAATTTGAAAAATCTGAAATGTAAATCCGGCAGTAACTCTCATTTTTCTTGTAAATGTTCGTTATTTCAATCCTGTTGATGATTGTCCAGGAATCGTCTTTGATGATTTTTGCATCCTGTAATAAATCCAGTATTGAAGTAACTTGATTGTCGCTGTCCCGGCGGTGCATTGTTCCGTGGATAAATACGCATTGAAGCCTTAAAGGAACATCAAGCGGTTTTTTTGGTCTTTTCTGGCAAAAAAGCTGATAAAGTGCTCCTTCGTGCCATGTTCTAAACCCTTGAGACGGAATCGTTTTCCCGTTCGGTAGCGTTATTCTGTGGTTTTTCTTTGAAACGACTTCTCCGTGAAGTATATATTCAAGCATCATGTAATCATTGCCTCCAGTGTTTTAAAGTCTACTTGTTCGATTGTGTCTGAAAAAAAATCATTTTCTGCAACGGCGTGGGCCATTATTGAACTTATGACGCCGTCAATGCGCTGTGTGCTTGCCTTACTTTTTTTTAGCGGCTTGTAATTTCCGTTCGGGTCGGGTTTAATCATTACATTGTTAATCATCCAAAGCATTACGGGGCTGTTGTCGACGACAAAACCGTCTTTAATTGCCTTTTCGTAAGATTTGGTTAAAGGTGAAAGTTTTCTTAAGCTCTGTTCAATTTCAATTAAAAGAATGTCGGGTCTCTTGTCTTCTATTCCGGCGATTATATCGCGCGACTGCCATTTATCGTAACCGATTCCGCGGATTTTATATTTTTCTGCATCGTTTAAGATGTCTTTTAAAATAAAATCATAATCAATCGTTTCTCCTGGAATTGATGTTATAATTCCATTTTCTACCCACTGAATAAAATTAACATTTTCTTTTCTGTAGCGGTCATAAACTGTTTTTTCGGGAATGTAAAAGCGATGTTTGAAGAATAATTTTCTGTCTTTTTTGAAACGAAGCGAAAAAGCACATAAGTCATCAATATATCCAAGGTCCAGGCCCCCGAAACATTCTTCGCCTGTAAAATCTTCTGGATTGAAGTTGATTTTTCTGTTTTTCTGCCATGTTTCAACCGGAAGCCATGAGTGTTCACTTCCGCCACCCCAAATTCCAAAAGTTTTTGCCTTAAGTTCCGGCACTTTATGAGGCGTAAGCTCTGCATTTTCAATGTCAGATTGAATTACAGACGGGTCTATGATGTCATATAAAGAGGGGTTTGCTTTTTGCCATGTGTTTTCGTTGTGGTAATCGTCTGTTTCGTCGATTGCGTAAATTATGCAGAAAAAATCTTCCTGTTTTTGTGTCCCGTTTAAAATTCGTTTAGATTTTTGATTCACTTCATAACAAGGGCGGGCGATGTCCGTGTCAGCTGTCGTGATTATAACGCCCTGAGCGTCTTTCTTGCTTCTCATTCCCATGGACATACTGTCAAATATTTTGTCGCTTAAATATTCGTGGTATTCGTCAATACAGAAAAAGCGCGGCTTAAAACCGTCAACTGATTTTCCGCCGTCGCAAAAAAAACTTAATCTTGATCCGTCCGATTTGTCTTTAAATGTTATTGCAAGGCTTTTAGGGTCGAGTGCTTCTTCAAGTGTTTTATCTGAGTGAATTATTGAAACAACTTCTTTGAATGTTTTTTCTGACAAGTCATCACGGCTTGAAATTAAATAACTTTCAGATGATTTGTATTTTATAAAATTGTAAAGGACTAAAGGCAAAAGGATTCCGGTTGTTTTTCCGTTTTTGCGGTTGACTTCAATGTATGCGGTTCTGAATCTTTTTCTGTCTGTGTCGTTTTTATAACGCCAGCCCTCAAGGTTTGAAAGGCAGAAAATCTGCCACGGAAGAAAATGAAGTTTCTGTCCGTTTAGGTCCGCTGGCTTTAATTCTTCTGAAAATGCTAAAAGTTTGTCAGCTTCTTCCTGGATAAAAACAAAAGGAAATTCTTCTTTTTGAGATTGTTTCAAGTCGTTTAAAAAACGATTTACAGCCTTTTTTGTGTAAACGCATGAGGCAATTTTTCCAGTGAGAATATCCGTACAATATTTTTCAAGAATTTCAGAATAAAGCATTTATATATATAGTCAAAATGTTTAATTCTGCATAAGAATGTTTTTTTTCAGTTGTTAAGTATTTCTTTACAACTGAAAAAGACGAGTTACAGCTTAAAAAAATGAATTTGATTTTTTTGTTAAAAACTATTGACAAAAAACTAAAAATAAATTATATTATATTCAGATGGTTCGTTGAACCGTATAAAAAAAATCTTTGTTAAAGGAATTAAAATGTGAAGAAATGGGTAAAAAAATACCTGCGAGAAGTATCACTACTACTAATCGCAGGTGCAATTCAAATCCTTGCAGCAATTATCATTAAATTGATAATAGGCTAGCGGGGAATAAGGGCGGTGGTTTTGTTGCTTCCGCTCTTATGTATTCACATTTTACTTCTAAGGGGCTTGTATGTCAAATGAAAAAGAACCGTTCTGGATTAAAATTATTCTTGCAGCTGTGCAGGGAGTTGTAAATGCTGTTGTTCTTTTTATCTGTCTTAAAATATTCGGAGTAATCTGATGAATGAAAAGTCAACAGAAAAAACTAAATATTCCGGCTACGGTTACCACGGAGGCGGCCGACCTAAAGGGAGCGGGACCGGCAGAAAATATAAAACCTTTTCTTTTTCCTGCTCCCCGGAAGAATATGAACAGATAAAGGTAAAGATTGCAGAAAGCGGGCTAAAACCTTCGCATTTCTTTGTTAAAAAGTGCCTTGAGTAAAGGTTTCGGCATCCGCACTTTTAATTGCGGATGCTTTCTATTTTAAGGGTAAAAACAAAATACGTTTAGGACGATTGTTGAATCGTTCCAGGTCTTTTTCAGTCCAGTCGTAAGCCATTATTCCTTTTACTTTAATTTGATTTACTCCGTTTTCTTTTGCCCATTTTGAGCACGCTGAAAAACAGATTCCTGTGAGTTGTGAGATTTTTTTTGTATTCATTTTTGCTCCTGATGAATTATTTTCTTAACTGAATAAGTCGTTCGATTGCGTTGTCATTTTTTTGAATTTCTTGCTGCGTTTTTGTTGCCGTAAGATTATCCAGAATAAGTTTTGTTCTGGCTTGCGGACTGATATAATATTTACTTCCGAGCTGATCAAATTTGTTTGAAAGGTTGATGAAAAGTTTTTGCATGTGTTCAAAATTTTCATCTAACGGGGAAAGTAAAGAAAAGGTTTCCTGCACTTCACGGAGTTTTTCAAGAATTATACAAAGCTGTTCGAGTTGCGGAATATCGGCATAAGAAAGAACTTTCAATTGAATCAACATTGAAGTAAGTTTTTTCCAGTATGAGCGGACGAATTTTGTTTTGATGGTTTTCGGGCATGAAATTCTTTTTTCTTCCGGGAAAAGGATCTGTGATTTTTGAATAACAGATTCAGCTTTTTCTGCCGGAATGTCGCGGTCTTTTCTGTAAGTTCCTTCAAGTTTTTTTAATTCTGTCGGTTTTCTAGGTCTTCCTCGTGGCATATTTTTACCATTTTTTATATTTTATTTTTGACATTCTCTCGCGTGAATAGATCGGAAGAGCGTCGTGTAGGGAAAG